TACTTTATCTTCTGGTATTTGAATATTAGAATACTCATTTTCAAGACTCTTAATATATCTAAAAGAATTAATATCTCCCCCTTGTTCAATATGTTCTTTTAGTTCTACAATATCTTGATTTTCAAATCCTTTATACTGATTTTGAATCTGACTAACTTTATAATTAACCAATTCTAAAATAGCATCTACTCCTTGTTGTGTAGGAGTAAAATCTGCAATATCAATTCTAGAAGCTACATAATTAATCAATGCTTCTTCTGAATCAATCACATCCTCTTGAACAGGAGGTTCTGTAACAACAGGATTAACCACTTGTTGAACAACAGGAGATTCTATAACCACTGGTTCTAAAACAGGATTAGTCTGTTCTATAGTAATATCTTCTGTTTTCGTTAATTTGGCTAATTCTTCAAATACATTATCCATATATCAAATATTTAAGTTTATTACCTATTTTCCAAATTTCTATAATACTATTTCTTAATTATTTTTTTAGCTTAAATCTAACTAGATTTCTTAGCAGGTTTGTTTTCTTTAGCAACTGCTAATTGTCTATCTGCTACATATTTCTTCGTTTCATTATTTTGGGTAGCAATATCTTTCTTAGTTTTAATATCCTGCATCTTAATCTGACTTTCATTAATACCTACCATTAAATCAAGTCTCATTTTCTCAAAATCTATAGTACCATCATTACCACTACTTGCTTGTGCAACTGCTATAATTTTATTAATAGCTATTTCTGCATTAACATCTACTTTATATTTCTCTAATGCTCTATCTGCTTCCATCTGTTGACTTTGCATCTGAGCAATTTGTAAATTATTATCTCTATCAGCTTGTGCTTGTTGCTGTTCTTGTTGTTTAAAGGCAGCTTCTGCAAGTTCTACATCTCTAATAACACTAGCATAATTATTAGATTGAGAAATCATTTTCATAAAGGTACTATGTTGCATACCATTTTGTAGAAACTGACCTGCTTGATTTTTAAGAATATCTAATACTTCTTTTGTTTTATTACTGTTCTTTACAAATATACCATGATTAACAATACTGTAATTTTCAGGAACTTGTAATTTAACTACATCTGAATTAGTTCTTATATATGTTAAATTCTTACCTGTTCTATAAGCATATTTACTTAAATCTAATAATCTTTGTAAATCACTCTGTTGATATTGTTCAAATTCATCATAATATAAATCTATAATAGCAGTTGCCTGTTGTAATCCTTGTTGTACATTACTAGCTGTATCTTTAGCGCTAATATCTCCACTTACAAATCTATTAAAACCAAAGAAATCTTCTGCTTCTGCTTTAATACTTTTTCCATATTCTATTAGAAATCCAATATAATTACCTAAACTTAAATCAATTTGTTTAAGCATTTGTACTGCTGTAGCTGCTTCTGGTGCAGAATCATCTAAGAAAAGAAGTTGAGTAGTATCTGCAAAATATAAAGTTTCTGCAATAGGATGATTCTTACCTTTCTTCTGGTCTTCTATCATCACCTTTATATCTGCTTCTTCATCTTCTCCCCATTTATGGTCAATTCTATCTCTACTACTTGCTCCTGAACTAGAACCTCTTAATAAACTTAATGGGATAGTAGCTAACTTATCTTTATTTTTATTGATTGTATATTGTGTTTTAAACTTAATTACATCATAAGCCTCTTGATATTGATATATCTTTTCTGGTATAGCTAATTGCTGTACCATATCATTCATAAATGTAATACCTGTATAATTTTTTTTAGCTTTAAAAGGATTATTAGTATCATATCTAGGAAATTCTACACAATCTCCACCTATTTGATATTTGTTTGCTATCGTATAACCTTCTCTGATTTCTTCTTTCCATTCACTATATACAATATCATCTCCTATATAATCTTCATCTACTTCTATAAAACCATCTTCCCCATTAGGAATGAAATGCACAAGTCTAAACGAAGTCCACTGTGTATGAACTACATCAATATATGTAGAAGTAGTATTCTTATTACTTGCTCTACCATACATATTATACATATAATCTGTTATTCTATCTGTAGGAAATTCAGAAGCTCTCTTTGCTGTACTACTCCTACCATAGCTTTCAAGATATTCAAAGAAATCAGGATATTCACTTAAATCCTGTCCTTGAAATACATCTACTATTTCTTCAAATGTAAATGCAAACCTTGCTCTTACTACTTCATAATCTTCTGTAAATTTAACATTATTACTACCATATTTATCCAACATCATTGGATGAACTGTATATCTAATAACATCATCATATCTTACATCAGCATAAGATTCACATCTATTACTACATAAAAAATGATAAAACTCCATTGCATATTTAGAATATATATTATCCTTATCTAGTATATAATCTAATATGTTCTGTCCTGATATAGTTTCTTCATCTTTAAGACTTAAAACCTTATCTTTAATTATATCAGGACTTAATTCTTCTACCTGCTCTTGACCTTGTAACTGTCTAGTCTGAACAAGCATATTAATAAACTTTCTTTGAAGACTTTCTTCTATAAGTGCTTTTTCAGTCTGCTGTTTAAGATTGTCAAAATTACTATTTTTAGTATATACTATTGGTTCAAATGGTCTTTTTTTAAATTCTCTTAATGCTCTAAGAAACAAAGGACTTATAATATCATAACGTCTTAACTTCTCTGGATATTTTTGAAATTGTTCTCCTACAAGGTGATAAGGATTTTGAATATGACTATATTCAGTTACATCCATAATACCAGCAGCTATCTTAAATAACTTTTCTATAGTTAAATCTTTAGTCTGTCTTGCAAAACTAAAACCATTCCAGTACTTTAAACATTTAACTTTCCATTCTCTATCTTTCTTATGTTTAGAAACCTTTTGAGAAGGATATACCTGTAGTAGATTCATTAGAATAATTGTAAGTCTTGTAAACTATTTCTTTGACTTTTACTTCTTTTACTTTCTTGATATTCAATTTCTCGAATATAGTACATTCCTATAAGCCATGATGAAACTCTATCAGCATTTTTACCATAATCATATTTCTTAATTTCTTCTAAGAAACCTCTATCGTAAATTAAATCAATGTTGTAAATTGTATCACCATTTTCATTCTGTCCTCTAGGAGTAACTAACCATTCTTGAAGCATTTTAAGACCTGCTCTTTTTCTAGGTTCTGTCATATTCATACCAAAAGCTCTTTTCATAGTTCTCTTGGTTGCTAACTCCTCTTGAAATTCAGCACTAATCTGTTCTGCTAAATACAATGTCAACTTTCTTCCTTTACTATCTCTATTCTTCTTAGCATAACTTACTAAATCTCCTACTTGGTCATTCTCTAATAAAATAGTAGCATTGTAAAATTCTGCTAACATAAATACATTCTTAGCAAAATCTTCTGAACCATTATATCCTTCTGGTCTTGCATTATACCAAGCAGGACAAATCTCTCCTTTATATCTTGTATATCTATTAGGTTGTTCATATACATAAGCACTACCTATAGAACCACTTTCTGCTTCATCTTGCGTATAAGCATCTACATACATTATATATAGATTATCAGGGACAAGTCCTCTTGTTCTATAAGGTTCTTGAAATATAGTTATACAACCTTTTTTACTATTACCATCATTCTTAATAGGATATTGTTCAAATGGTAAAACATCATCAGGAAAAAACTGTAATTCTTTTCCTATTTGTTTTAACCATCCATAACTACATACTTTTCTATCTATATTACTTTTCTTAAGTATCTCTAATCTATTTGCTGCTAATGCTCCTGGTAATATACTACCTGTTATCTTTCTAAAAGCATCAGAAGGTTTTCTTGGATATTCTGCTTTATGTTTATCAAGACGAGTTATATCCTCTCCTTTCTGTAATTCAGCTTCTATCTTATCAAATTTCTGTTTTGCTATATCCTTTAAACTATTACCATTTTCATCCTTATCAGTAATATTAGTATAACAAGGAGTAAAGAAACTTATTGGTTTTTCAAATTCATCATAAGGATTATTACATTGTATAAGTCTATATGCAGCAGGGTCACCCATTGCTTTTTCCATAAATTCAAAGTTACCTCCTTTGTCTCCTCCTGTACCAAATCCTCTACGCTGACCATATATAACTCCATATTCATTTACAGAAGCTTCTGTTACATTCCATACATCATCCATAGAGGGAAAAGAACCACTTTCTTCAAAAAGAATATCTCCTCTTTTTCCCCGTGCTTTTCCAGGTTTAGCATCTATAATTAATCCAGATACTGTACTACTAAAACCTTCTGTTACTGTTCCTCCTCCTACATTCTTCTTTAAACCAGTACTATAT